CTCTGCAGACCGAAAGGTCCCAGCCAGAGGCGTCGGAGAAGCCTAGAGGCTTCTTGCCAGCCCCGGACATGTTGTCAAACACTGATCCAAGCCGTGATACGCCTTTATCGTCGTGCCCCATACCTACAGCACTACAAGAAAGGTCGCCCCGCTGGAAGTCTGCGATGTCACGCTTATTTTGCTCATGGTGTGTTACCTCCATGGTGCAAGCGTCTACTATCGAAGCTCCCCAGATAATCCTCCACCTCTCGGCTTTGGCTTTCTCGGGGTCATGCGCCTCATCTTTGAGATGTGGCGTCTCGAGGTCTTTCAACCCGAATCGCACGATGTCGGCTGCACTCAGAAATCCTATGCTTTCGGCGATCCCCGTGCGGAGAGCCAATCGACACATTACCAAGTACACAAGCTCGTCGCGAGCCTCTCTGGTCGCGGCCCAAACTGATTTAGTGCCAGGTCTATGCCTGCTGCTGAAACCAGCGCTCTTGGTTCCATCCATGGAAGCCAAGTAGTCGTCCACTATCTCACCGACTGAACGTCGTATTCCTGGTGGACCTGGGGTATAACATCCGACGAAGTCGGCCAGCTTCTCGTGGAAGCCTGGAGTCCTCATGAAGACATCCCAGTTGCCTGGTGACTGCCTCTTGAGTTGACTAGCTAAAGACTTGCGAATAGGATCCACTCCCTCTGGTGGGAGGCAATAACCAGTGAGATCAACAGCTCCTTTGCTGGATGCTTTGACCAAGTCAATGGTTTCCTGTGATACAAGTTTCGGCTCCGTTCTTTCTTTTGAGACACCGTTCTTATCCTTGCGCTTCGCTAGCGCAGTGATGGTGCCACAACGTCTGGCATGTTCTTCTCCTCTTTTGTTCAAGAAGTATTCTTTACCTTCTTTCCGAGTTTTCGGATGGTCCCAGTGAATATTTCCTGACCCGATGTATGCTTTAAATCCAGCAAACTGGGCTAGGTCCAACATCCATTGGCAACCAGAACCGCGGAGGCGCCCGAGTGCAAGCCAATCTCCTGACTTCATCCACATCTCCATGTCGGCGAGTCTATCGCCTTCATATGTGGTCCCAAGAAGCTTTTCAGCCATGTCTATGGGCACGGTGTCGTCTACAGTACGGGCCCACTTGGGTGGGCCACTTATGTTGTGACTGTAGGGAGCGTGCCGTGTGGGCACGTCCTGGTAACGAACCGGGGAGTCTATTGGTACACTGTGGGGTCTTGCTGCGCGAGCAGCTGTCCTTCTCGAAGAGCACGATGCTGTGCTTCCCGAAGAAAGGCCATACTGTGCCGCAGTGGCAGGCTTGGCGTTGGACACCAAGGGCGATTCTTCAATCGAGCCTATCAAGTTATGTGCCGCTCTTTCTGGGTCTGGAACTTGGAAAGCAAGCTGTGTGTTCACCGCTGGTGGTGAAGGTGGTAAGAAGCCCAATCCAAATGGAGTAGTGGGTGCTGACACCTGTTTACACTTAGCCGTTTCTTCATCCGCCCATCTTGAAGCGTTGCCCTCGTCCGCACGTCGTTGTCCGACTGTGTAGGACTGGCTCGCAACGAAGGGCCTATACCTATCTTCAGGGTAGTTAGTCCCCGCTTGACGGTCACTGATACCTGCTTGTGTGTTTTGTATTAGCTCGCTCCAATCGTGTTGAATCTTTTCAAAGGTTTTGTCATTCTCTGACGCACCTTGTCTTTGCTGAGCTTGGTACTCCTGCTTGTCCCGAGCATTCGCTCTGCGACCAAGTGCAGGATTCTTACCTGGAGTAATACCCATCATTAACCCTCTCTCCCATCTGGCTTGTTTGCCTTTTGTGTGAGGAGTTTCAGAGTCAAGGTACGCTGGTCCGGAAAGTAATTCCCAAACCGCACCCACGCGAGACTTCTGGCTTAATCCGAGTTGTTCTCTCAGGAAATGGACTGACCAAGCGCCAGAGCCAAAATTTTCCTTTTCACCGCCAAGGGTGTGACACCCACAAATTTTCAACATACCATTGGTTGGTCTGATGATTGGGGAGCCTGAAAAGGAATGGCATGTGCTGGCTGAATGTGCAATCAGTCCGTCCATAGTCGAAAGGTCCGAATCGTCCACGAGAACGCCGGTAGAGACGAGTGCTCGCCCATCTGGTGCTCCGTAAATCTCGATCGAACCGCTGGTTTCAAAAGAATACCCGCTGGAGGAAATTGAGCGTGTGCCCACTTGCGACCATTTCGCTGCCGGAACTTTAACCGCCATGATATCGAAACCTGTATGAGCACAAAACCCATTAGGTTGCAAAGTAAAGACATTGTCGTTAAGGTCAATGGAGGTTGTGAACTTAT